GATGAAGATACCCTTAGGTTTCATTATTTCACAAGTGATGGGGTTTTACAGGGTGCTAAGATAAAAACAAAGAAAAAGGTTTTCACTTATGAAGGAGTTTCCACTGATACTCTATTCGGTCAGCATTTGTTTCCTAACTCTGGTCGTCGGATCGTTGTTACTGAAGGTGAATTAGATGCTGCGAGCTGTTACGAGGCTATGCCTGGATGGCCTATGGTATCCTTACCACATGGTGCAGCGTCTGCAAAGAAGGATATACAGAAACAAATACCCCTATTCCAAGGGTATGAAGAGATCGTATTATTCTTTGATAACGATGGCCCTGGAAGAAAGGCGACGGAGGAGGCTTGCTCAGTATTACCGCCAGGTAAGGTTAAAGTAGCAAGATTAGACTCTTATAAAGATGCTTCAGATGCATTAATTGATAACCAAGCAGACCTTATACGACAAGCTATTTGGAATGCTAAACCATACCGTCCTGATGGTATTATAGATGGCAAATCACTATTAAAACTAGTAACTACACCACAACAACCATGCGAACATGAGTACCACTTCAAAGGACTACAACAGAAACTTCACGGGATCAGGTATGGAGAACTTACAACGATTACTGCGGGCTCTGGTACCGGAAAAACATCGTTCTGTCGTGAACTTGCAGCTAACCTTTGTGAGTCAGGGGAATCGGTTGGGATCTTGGAGCTTGAAGCAAGCAATAGACGAACAGCCTTAGGATTAATGTCTGTAGTGGTTGGAAAACCTCTACATATTGGAGAGTATGAAGAAGAAGAACTTAACTCCGCCTTTGAGCATAGTATTGCCAATTGGAATCTTTATTGTTTTGATGGGTTTGGAAGTTATGATCCAGATCTCGTCTATTCTAGAATCGAATACATGGCTTGTGGACTGGAATGCCGTGTCATATTTTTAGACCATTTAAGTATTCTTCTTAGTGGTCTTGATGGTGATGAACGTCGTATGATTGACACAACAATGACACGTTTAAGGTCACTAGTAGAACGAACAGGAATTGCATTATTTCTTGTGTCTCATTTACGGAGGACTAACAGTGACACAAACCATGAAGAAGGAGCACGTGTTACCCTTGGACAGTTACGAGGATCTGCTGCTATTGCTCAGCTTAGCGACACGGTTATTGCGCTCGAAAGAGATCAACAGACCGACTCTGAACGAAGCCTTACGACAGTGCGAATCCTTAAAAATCGCTATTCTGGGGAAACTGGTATCGCCTGTGAATTAGAATACGATTTAAACACCTGTAAATTTATTGAACATGAAACTCAATCCAAATTTAACCCAGCAACAGATTTCTAATGAAGATTTATCTAAAAAGAAAATATGGGAACACCCATGGAATAAACATATGATTGCATTTGATGCTGAGAAAGAATTGGAGTTAAAAAAACCTAATCCACCTACACAAGAAGCTGTTGAAAAAGCAAAGTTTAAAGACAAAACCTTCACTTGGAACGGTAACTAATGTAATTATATTTGATTTAGAAGCTAACGGACTTTATCATGATGCCACCCAAATCCACTGTATTGCTTTATATGATAACGAGATTAATGAAATTGTATCATTCAATGACGAATGCCCTGGTAAAGGTATGTCGTCTCCTGTCATTCGCGCAATACAGTATATTCAGCAAGCTGAAGTTATTATCGGGCATAATATTATTGGCTACGATATACCAGTTATGCGTAAGCTTTATCCCTTCTTTAGCCCCAGCGGTACTATTATTGATACCTTGTTGCTTAGTCGCCTCTATCATCCACGACTTATGCAGTTAGATAAGGAAAGGAATTGGCCTCACATGCCACTACAACTTTATGGAAGACATTCGCTTGAAGCCTATGGTTACAGATTAGGAGAATACAAAGGAGAGTTTGGTAAGACTACTGACTGGAAAGAATGGAGTCAAGAACTCGAAGATTATTGTGTACAAGACGTTAAAGTTACAAAAAAACTATGCGAACACTTCCACCCCTACCTGAGTGGGTTACGCTAGAACATCAGGTAGCAGAAATACTCACTACACAGGAGATACATGGATGGTACTTTGATGAACGAAGAGCTCAAGAACTTGAATCGACTCTCAGAAGAGAGCTGGAAGAAACTCATGAAATACTTCGAAGACAATTCCCTTACGTTGCAGGAGCGTTGTTCACTCCTAAACGAGATAACAGGACACAAGGATACATTAATGGAGCACAGCTTCAAAGATTAAAAGAATTTAACCCATCATCAAGAGATCATATAGCATGGATACTCCAGACGCATTTTGGCTGGACACCGACCCAGATGACAATTACTGGGAAGCCTATTATAGACGAGATTATTCTGAAGGAGATAAACATTCCATTCTCGAAGCAATGTCTGAAACTTTTGGATCTGACGAAGAAGCTTGGAATGATCTCAGAAGGCGTGAACGCATGGCTCAAGCTATGTACGAGTGCTAGTAGAATTCATCATCATTGTTCTGTTGGTTGTGCTACACATAGATGTAGCCATAGAAATCCAAACTTAGCACAGGTACCAAGTGATGAAAGGTTTAGGGCCTTGTTTTTACCTACACCAGGGATGGTTATGGTTGGGGCTGATTTGTCGGGTATTGAGTTACGTATGCTGGCACATTATCTCGCTAGGTATGACGGAGGTCGGTACGCAGATATCTTACTTAACGGAGACATCCACGCAGAAAACGCTAAGAAAATTGGAATCACTAGAAAACAAGTTAAAACAGTTACCTACGCATTCTTATATGGAGCAGGAGACAAAAAGATCGGCACATCCTTCGATGGAAGCCTTGGGGAGGATCAAGCAAAGAGAAAGGGTAAAGAAATACGCAAAGCTTATGTTGACGCCATTGAAGGTCTTTCCGATCTCCTTACGGCTGTTAAACGGGCTGCGGAAAGAGGTTATGTCCGTGCATTGGACGGTCGTCACCTCAGCGTTAACAAAGGGCACATTGCCCTCAACTACTTACTCCAAGGATCGGCGGCGGTAATCGCTAAACATTGGATGGTGTTAGCTAGTTGTGCAACCTATCCACATAATCACACTCATCAACTAGCCTTTGTGCATGATGAGTTACAATATGAAACAACACCCGACTATGCAAACGACCTTAAATTCCTCCTTGAGTGGACAGCCACACAAGCTGGGGAGTACTATAAACTCAGAATCCCGATCGCAGCAGAAGCAAAATCCGGTAACAACTGGGCTGAAGTGCACTGAAAAGGTTTGTAAGAAACTTTTATCTAACATTAACTACAGTCAAAGCCGTAATTCTGTCAGTAATCGACCAGTCAAAGCTAATGAACTTACTGTTGAATTGCTTCAGAAAAAGTTTGAAGAGCAGGACGGTAAATGCTATTGGTCTCACATCGAGTTAAATGAAGAGCATAATTTTGTAAAACACCATCCACTTGCTATTTCTGTAGAGCGTTTAGATAACAAAAAAGATTACACTTATGAAAACACAGTGTTAGCTTTGAGGTTATTTAACTTGGGTAGGATGGCTTTCCCTGCTGATCAATTTACTGAGGTCATCAAGGAATTAACCATAAAATTAAATGAAACTACTAATTGATGCAGACTTCATAGTTTATAAAAGCTGTGCAGCTGCTGAAACAGAAATCGATTGGGGTGACGATGTAATAATGGTAACAAGTCGATTCTCAGATGCTATGCAAGCAGTGAGAAGAGAGATAGAAAAGATTAAAACTAAATTTATGTGGGATATACCTGAAGTAATCTTATTCTTTTCTGATTCCATAAATTTTAGGAAGAAAATTTTACCAGATTACAAAGGTCATCGAAATCGTAAAAAACCGTGCGGTTACAAACGTGTAATCAACGAATTAAATAAAACACATAAAGTCATTATCATGCCTACATTAGAAGCTGATGATGCAATGGGGATTTATGCCACTAAAAACCCTGGTTCCACTATTTGCAGTCCTGATAAGGATATGAGACAAATACCTGGTAATTTATATGACATGGAAAACTTCACACTCATCGAAAAAAATGATGGGGCTAAATGGCATCTTATACAGACACTTGCAGGGGATCAAACTGATGGCTACGGTGGTTGCCCTGGTATTGGTGTCAAACGTGCATCGACGCTTTTCGAAAGTAAAGGTTACAGTTGGGAAACTGTAGTTAATACCTTTAAGGAGAGAGATCTTACTGAAGAGGATGCATTAATTAATGCAAGACTTTCTAGAATCCTTACTGTAGATGATTATGACTTCACAAAAAACAAACCAATCCCATGGACTCCCGCCTCCGATTACAGAATTGACGATGGAGCAGGATCTAAAACTAAGGATGATATATGATAGTATCAGTAAACCTGAAGTAGATAAAACAGATATCGTTACTGTATTCATGGCACTACAAGAACAAAACTTTGTTCTAGCAAATTCACTGACAAATTTAGTAAAAAAATGGCCCAAAACACCCATCCAACCTATTACCAAAGAGGAGTTATTGAAGTCTGGGACTTTATTCGTGATCAAAAATTAAATTTCCACCTTGGTAATGCTATAAAATACATATGTCGTTATGGTCATAAAGGTGATTATAATGATAAGTTAAACGATTTAAACAAAGCCATCCACTATTTAACAAATGAACGAGACAGTTTACAACGATCAAGAAACAGAGAACCTGAAGATTTATCAGGATTCACACAAGACTCTATTGTCTTCACAGGCACAGGAATTCAGGGAGGCTTATCAGATAGCGAACTCGACAGCCCATTCAGTTCGTACCCGCCAAAAGAATCTTATAACGGAGGAGTTCAAGGAATTTCTAGAAGCGGAGGGGATGTTATTTCGTTCGGGGATTCAGTTTCAACAGTATTGTTTGAAGGAACTAGCTGATCTAGTTTATGTTTGTTATCAATATGCTGCTAATATGAGATGGGACTTAGATGAAGCTATGTTTAGAGTTCATCAAAGTAACATGTCTAAACTTGATGATAATGGTAATCCAATATTAAGAGAGGACGGTAAAATCCTCAAAGGACCGAATTATAAACCACCTAATTTAGAAGATTTAGTCTAATGTCAACGTCATTTATTTCCCGTACTGGTCGGGTCCAATCATGGTTGGATAACCCAGAATCGAGACTCCCAGTATCTTGCACCGTGTTCGTCGTAGAAGACTCTATGGAAGGAACAGATGGAATCGAAGCAAGCTGGAGATATGTGTCTCACGGACTACGCTTTGGAGCAGGCGTTGCAGTCCATTTATCTAAGCTCCGACCCAATGGAAGTGAAAACGGAAAGGGCCTTACGGCTTCTGGACCTGTATCATTCGCAAAAATCTACTCACAATTAAATGAAACACTTAGAAGAGGTGGCACGTACAAGAATGGCGCTGTCGTTTGCCACCTTGATATCAGTCACAGCGATATCCTTGAGTTCGTGCAGCTTCCTCGTTCCGAAGCTCCCTGGATTAAAAGATGCGTCGACCTTACAGAAGAAACTTGGTTCAACGCCGGAACTGAAGTTAGAGACGCCATCCTTCACGGAATCAAATCCGGCGACATCTGGCTCAACAAAATAAAACACGATAAAAATGGGGAACGTATCTATGGAAACGTATGTCTTGAGGTATATTTGCGATCACGAGGAACTTGCCTCCTCCAGCATATCAATCTCGGTGCCGTTACAATCGCCAACATACCAACGGCTTTCAGTCAGGGTATGTCCGAGCTGTGCCATCTTCATGGCAGAACAGGCGTTGGAAGGACTGGAGAATACCTTCCAAGTGAAACGGACCGTCAAGTCGGACTTGGATGCCTTGGACTCGCGAATCTCCTCCGACGGTATGGCGTTAGGTACGCCGAGTTCGGTAGAGCCTTAGAAGAAGTAAATAATGGAGATCTAAAAGCTGATACAAAAGCTAAAGAAATTGCTATATCATTTAAGCAAGGTATTTATTCAGCGGAGCTTGTAGCACGAGCTCATAATATGGATAGAGCTTTTTGTATTGCACCTACTGCTAGTTGTTCTTATCGTAGTAAGGATTTAGATGGTTATACATGCACACCTGAAATAGCACCACCTATAGCTAGGAAGGTGGATAGAGACTCTGGTACATTTGGAGTACAAACTTATGATTATGGCGATGTAGAAATCGCAAGTGAAGTTGGTTGGGATGCTTACAAGAAGGTCGCCGATGAACTAATGAAAATGTTAAATATTACGGGACTTCTTCACGGATACTCATTCAACTCATGGAGTGATGTAGTAACCTACGACAATGCGTTCGTGCAAGAGTGGCTTGATTCACCTCAAACCTCCCTTTACTACTCTCTTCAAGTGATGGGAGACGTACAGGATAAGACAGATGCGTATGCAGCATTAGATGAGACTGACGTTAACGATTACTTGGAGGGGATTTTAAATGAACCCCTTACATGTGATTGTCAAGAATGAGAAAAACACCATATCAAAAATTAATAGATAGGCGTCGGACATGGACGCCAGTACAAACCACCCCTGGAGAATTAAAACATGGAGCTGAAGAAACCATCTACCGTGCTCTCGCAATACGTCATATGGAGTTACCAGTTGGTGCCTTCATTAAGGAAGGTCTTGAAAAGGATGTTCCCGACCACGCTAGAGAATTACTAGAACTTAATGTAGAGGATGAACTAAAACATGACCTTGCTCTTGGGTATATTGCTAATTCAATTGGGACTGACCCTACAGCTGAATCGGAGGCACTCAGACTCCGATCAGCATGGGAGTCACACCCCGACCACACCATAACAAAGGCATTGGTAGCTGAACGTGCTATATTCTTTGTACTTCTGCCTTTTTTTAGGTTTTGTGGGGATCCTGGTCTCAGAACGGTATCAGCTGATATTTCCAGAGACGAACAAATACACGTGGCCACTAATAGCCTTGTATGTCACGAGTTGGGCTTATCTCCTAGTCAATCTTTGGATAAACTTAGGAAGGCCACCATTAACTGGGTTCTTCAACCCTTAGGTAGAAATACCTACGATAGATATTTAGACAAAAAATTCTGGTTGGATGCCAGTGATAACTTAATGTATCAGGGCAAAGCTCCTGAATTTAATGACACCAAGGCGGCTAGAATGCCAGCCTTCTTTGAACATGCAAATACAAACCTCCCATCATACGCTTGAGTCTGTACTTGGTCCTGACTTTAAATACATACTCAAGGAATTACAAGAAAATTTTCCACTACATACACCGCATCCTAAAGAGGAGCTATCAGTTATTATGTATAAAGCAGGACAAAGATCCGTTGTAGAATGGATTGAAAATAGATTAGAGGAGGATGAATAATGTCTAACATACCTGACGCTTATGATCCAAATTCAGCACCGTATTCTCAAAAGTTTCATCAACTTGCTCACCGATTTAACATTAGTCCAGCACGAGCTTGGGCTACTAAATCTAGCAGTAACACTGGTGATGAAGGCTGGAGATTAAATCAAATTCTAAGTAGGATGGGAGTTGAAGGTGGTATAGAAGAGTTTAATAATAGTAGTTCAGATCGTCAAACAGCCATAGAAAGTAAAGCTGGTTCTATTCGACAGTGGGCTAGGGAAAATATTAGCCCTGATGATCCAGGAAAGACTATTCATAACCGATTATTTAATCCAGATAATAAGTTCGAGAACTTTCGATTAGCTCAACAAGGTCAGAGTATATCTGAACAACCAGACGCTGCCACTTACAATCCAGATACCCCATTAGGTACACCAGCTGGTGAAGGGTTTGTTGCATGGCAGGGTGGGTTTGGAGGTCGAGCACTTGGTTCTGGAGATGGTGCAGTACAGAGACTCATTAATGCTATGGGTATTAATGACTTGGATCGTGATGATCGACGACGTTTAAATCACGCTGCCTCACGGTTGGGATTTGACTCAGCAGATAATATGGCTTCTGTCTTGAATGCTAATCCTGAAGATGCTCAACTTGTATTTGACCAAATAAGTTCTCTAGCAGATAGTACTGATGGGTCGATTAGAACCCAATCGGAATTTGATACAGCTTTCATAAGTTGGCAGGATGATCTTGAACCAGAGTCTCCATTTAGGTTTAGACCAAATACCGATACTCCATTACACCCTAAAGCTGGTCATCTAGGAGCTGAGTTAGCTACTGAGGGTCGGGAGTTTGGTGTTCAAAGTAGAACTGAGCAATACCGAGATCGTTATGAGCTCCGTGGAGATCCAGATAATACTGCAGACGATTTTGATCCAGAAGGTCTTGATAGAAGTCAAAGGCCTTTCTTAGATGAATTAAGCTTTGGTATAGATGATGACGCTACGAATGCTCAGACCACGAGAGAATCTATAGCAAATGATTTTGCAACTAGATTTATTGATGAACTGTATGGTACTGAAGGTGGTGAGTATAGGACACAAGATTTTGCAGGTGACGATGCTGGTATAATTTTTGAAGCCAGTGATCATTTTAATGAGCAAGGCTTTGATGAAGATGGTGTTCATGTCAAACTATATGGATTAGATTTAACACGTACTATGGTTGATGATAATGGTGATGCTATAGTATATGACAATACTCAAGGTGCGGATAATCAAGCATACTATGAACATATAACTAGAGGTACTATTGATTGGGGTTCTTATACTAGTGATCCAGCCTACAATCAAGCCTTCCAAGATTTAGAGATGAATATACAGGATCTTCAAGTTTCTAATTTAACTCTACCACAGAGGGCTAATATGATTAGAAGAGCTGATGAGCATCTAGCTGATAACCCTGAAATTAGAGAGAATTTGCTATCAGATGATCAGGCATCAGATGGTAAGCTTGATATGAGTTGGATGGCTAATACAAATCCAAATAAATATGTTCAGCTCGAACAAGATGGTATAACTGAAACCTATAAAGGTGGTGTAAGGCAGATACGAATGGAAGAAAGGTTATCAATACCACCAGGTGAAACAATGGAGGTACTTGTATCACCGCCTCATATGCCAGAACAATATGTAACAGTTGAATCTCAGTATATGAATTTTGAGACAAGTACTATTCGTAATGAGGAAGACGATGGTAATGTTTGGTCGATCTCAACTCCAGATGGTCAGACAACAATAAATGTTGATATCCCAGATAAATATATAGGAAGAGACTTATCTTATTTAGATGGTCCATCAAATATACCTGGTATGACTTATGATGAAGCTCCTAGTGGTAATCCCTTACATGCAACTCCAAGGTTAACGAACCCAACTGTAGCTAAAGAAAGGCCATCGGCAGAAACTATTCCAGTCAGACCTTTTACACATGATACAAGTATTGTAAATCCATCTTCTCAGCAATTAACAATAGGAACACAAACAAATACAGGAGAATCTAATGGCGTGGGATGATGGATACTTTTGGTTAGACCAAAGCGATGAAGGTAATAAAGGTGACTTTGGTGGAGCTGATTACATTCATGCACTAAACCAAGGTGGTACCACTAGAGAAGAGTTAATGGCAACTCGTAAGGCTGTACAGAATTGGATGAAGACTGACCCTAGAGGTAGGGGAGGTGGTCAGGGTGATATAGATTGGACCACACGTTCAGCTTTCTGGGGAGGAGAGTCTGGTGATTCAGGCTCTTCAAATATCAGAGATTTTGTAATGTCAGGTACTGGAGTAGGTGAAGCTAGGTATGGTAATATAAAAAATGAACTTGACAGAGGTTGGGGTACTAATGAAGGTAGAGGTTGGTATACAGAAGATGACTGGAGAGCTGGTTTATCAATGGGTCATACTAGTGACGAGATACGTGACTGGTTAATGTCTGAAGAAGGTAGACAAACGCTAAGACCATCAGGCACTGGGTCTGATATTTTACGAACTGTCACAAGAGATGCAGATAGATCTCTAAGGGAATCACTTGAAGGCGAAACTGAAACTGTCTTAGGTAATTTAGAAACTGTTACACAAGAACGTGATACTGCTAGAGATAATTATGCAGCACTTGAACAGAGCCTTGGTGGAGAAATACAACAACTAAAAAGAGCAGCCAATCAAGTAAGAAGTAGCGCACCTAGTGCAGTTGTTGGAGGTAGTGCTTTAGGTATAAGACAAGCACAACGTTCAGCACTTCCTATAGGAACTTTATCTGGTCTAACTAGACCTTCACCTTCTAATAAATTAAGAGTACAGACACTTAACATATAACAATGACAGCCAAACAAAGGTATGACGCTTTAGTAGGATACCGTTCTGAATATTTAGAGCAAGCGGATACAGCGGCTAAATTAACACTTCCATATTTAATTCGAGATGAAGAACAGTATAGAGGAGCTATACACAATTTAAAAACACCATGGCAAAGCATAGGTGCTAAAGGTGTAGTTACGTTGGCATCTAAATTGATGCTAGCATTGCTCCCAGCTCAAACTAGTTTCTTTAAACTTCAAGTAGATGAAAGCCAATTAGCTAAATTAGCTGAGGTACCACCTGAAGTGAAGACTGAATTAGATTTATCCTTAGCAAAAATAGAACGTAACATCATGGATGCTATTGCAGCTTCTGATGATCGTGTAGTAGTACACCAAGCATTGAAGCATTTGGTGGTAGCAGGTAACGCTCTAATATTTATGGGAAAGGAAGGGTTAAAATTATTCCCGTTAAACCGTTTTGTAGTAGATAGAGATGGAAACGGTAATGTAATTGAAATCGTTACCAAAGAAAAAATTGCCAAAAAATTATTGGCAGATGTTCTAGAGGACTATGAGATACCAGTAGACGGTGAAGACTCTCGTGAACGAGAAGATTGTGATGTCTACACACACGTTAGAAGAGATAACAATCGCTTCGTCTGGTATCAAGAAGTTGAAGAGAGAATCATTCCTAAATCTCAAGGTAAAGCTTCGTTAGAAACTAACCCATGGATTCATATGAGATTCAACACCGTTGATGGTGAAGCCTACGGGCGTGGGAGAGTTGAAGAATTTGTCGGAGATTTAAAAAGTCTTGAGGCATTATCTCAAGCAATTGTAGAGGGAAGTGCAGCAGCAGCTAAGGTTGTGTTTGTTGTATCTCCATCTAGCACCACAAAACCACAGACATTAGCTCAAGCAGGTAATGGTGCAATAGTCCAAGGACGACCCGATGATATAGGGGTAGTACAGGTTGGCAAGAGTGCTGACTTTGCTACAGCATATCAAATGATACAGCAGTTAGAGAGGAGACTATCTGAAGCGTTCTTAATACTTACGGTACGCCAGAGTGAAAGAACAACAGCTGAAGAAGTACGTATGACACAGATGGAACTAGAGCAACAGTTAGGTGGATTGTTTAGTTTACTTACTGTTGAGTTCTTAGTACCATATCTACATCGTAAGTTGAATGTCTTTGAGAAGACAGGTAAAATACCTAAGCTACCTAAAGAAGTAGTGAAGCCTGTTATTGTAGCTGGTGTTAACGCACTAGGTAGAGGTCAGGATAGAGAAGCGTTAGGTATGTTCTTAACTACTATCTCTCAGACCATGGGACCAGAAGCAACTCAAAGGTTTATTAATCCTGAAGAAGTTATTAAACGTTTAGCTGCAGCACAAGGTATTGATATATTAAATCTTGTACGCTCTTCACAAGAGTTACAACAACAAGAACAACAAGCACAGCAACAAGCAATGGGAATTGAGCAAGGTAAGATAGAAGCTCAAATGGCTAGTGCTCCTATAAATGATCCAAGTAAAAACCCACAACTAGCGGAGGAACTCAGTGGATAAAGTTAAGCCTTCTCGACCACAACGAGCTAAGCGAACTAAAAAAGTCCAACCACCTTTGAGTGCAGAAGATAAGGAACTCTTTGAAGAGAAACCTAATAAGTATGCTCCTAAGATGAAGGTTGGTAAACCAACTATTAAAGCACCTGGTACTAAGGTAGTAACAACAGTTGGTCTCGGAAACCTAACAGTAGAGACAATCAATGGCGGAAGCACAAACACTAACTTATGATGGTAATGAACAACCTGAAGGTGAACTCTCTGCTGAAGAGAAGGATTCACTTGAGGTTGGTGAGAAATTAGCTGAAGAACAAGAACAATTACTTGCTGGTAAGTTTAAAGATGCAGAAGATCTTGAAAAAGCTTATATAGAATTACAAAGTAAACTAGGCAAGCCTAAAGAAGAAGAGGCTGAACCTGAAGAACAGCCAGAAGTTAAAGAGGAAAAGAAGGAGACCAAATCTAAGAAGCCTGAAAATGCAGAAGAGATTGATACTGAATTTTTAGATACACTTTGGAATGAAGCTTCTAATAAAAAGTATTCAAAAGAAACTTTAGATAAATTAAGTTCTTTAGATTCTAGGGATGTAGCACAGATGTATTTAAAATACCGTGCTGAAAATCAGCAGCCTGAAGAACCTCAGATGACTGAAGACCAGGCCAAAGAACTACAAACTATGGTTGGTGGTGCTAAAGAATACAGTAGTATGATTAAGTGGGCTGGTGATTCTTTATCTCAAAAAGAGATTGAAATGTTTGATGCGGTTATGGATAAAGGAGATCCTCTATCAGCTTTCTTTGCAGTAACAGCATTACAATATAGATATAATGATTCTAAAATAACTGATGGTAAAATGCTAACAGGTAAAGCTCCATCTAATAAAGAGGATACATTCCGTAGTCAAGCTGAAGTAGTACGTGCTATGAGTGATCCAAAATATGAGAAAGATTCTGCTTATCGTCAGGATATTTATGATAAATTAGAACGTTCTAACATACAATTTTAATTATGCCAGTAGTAAACGGAAAGAAGTATGCTTACACAAAGCAAGGTAAAGCAGCTGCTAAAAAGGCAGCAAAAAAATCACCCAAAAAATCACTAAAAATTAGCTCTTATTAATCATGGGAATGGCTTATAATCCTAGAGACGCTTCTAGGGCAAACGACTTTCAAGTACAATATGCTGTTAGTACCACATTAGATCGTTGGTTTATACCATATAACGATAATGCCAGCATGGCAGATCAGCTAGCTCAATGTAAAAAATTAGTTGGTCAGACTACTGACGGTAGTGATTGCGGAGTAGAATCAGTCGTATAATAAACATGGCGGCTCGCTTGTCGAAGCAGTAGAAGCCAACTGGAACCGCGTCCGTTCACCTTCTTATGAAGGCGCATGAAAACAACTCATGGAACGGGGGGTTGTTACTAAGGAGAAGACTATGAAAGTCCAACTAAAGTATCGCGGTATCCCTTATACCAAAACAAAGTAAATTTTAACAATTATGAAACTTATTGCACTTGCCGCTTTGGCATCCACCACAGCACTGGCGACACCTGCATCAGCCGGAATCTACGCCAATGTCGAATCCAACGGAGCTCGTGTGGGTTCGGAATATACAGGCAGCGTGACAGATGTTCACGTTGGTTATGAGAAAGCTGCTGAGAATGGATCATCCTTTTATATTCAAGGAGGCCCCGCAGTAGTAGCTGAACAGGGAGAAGATTCTGACTGGCGACTATCTGGTAAAGTAGGGGGTAACTTCCAAGCTACTGATAACCTAGGGGTTTATGGTGAGATCTCACTGCTAACAGCAGAAGAAGATTCTGACGATGATACCAGCTGGGGTACCAAAGTCGGAGTTAAGTATAACTTCTGATGAAATACATCGGATCTCCATGGAGCATAATAATCTTATTCTTAGGGTTCTTCTGCTTCGTGGAGACTCTACACATGGTTGAACATCAACATTGTAGAGAATGCCCAACGTGCGAAATCACAGAAAACTATTAACCCTTATACGGCGGAACCGTATATGAGGAATTAACTAATACTAATTTAAATCATGCCTTATTATTCAAATGCAGGCCAAGGTACTGTACGTTATAGTCCTTCAGGCTTTTATGATAGCGGTCTTTTACTAGACGCTAACAGTGCTAGTGTTACTAACAGCGCAACTGTTGTAACAGCTGGTACTGACATACAGATACCTCTTGGTAAGTATGATAGAGTTGTTGGTGAGTACTTTATTTGGTACGATACTGATGCAGATAATGACTTCCGTTTCTGTCTTGATACTACTGATTCAAGTGGTACAGCATTTAACTCAAACATTAGCTACGCTGTTCAAGCTGTAGTTGGTGGTGATGCTCTTAGTTCAGAAACTGCAACTAATGCTCCTTCTCTGTCTGCTAGCTGCAGCGGTGTTACTAATGGTCAAGGTGTAGAATTGCTACTAGTAGATGATGGTGATGAGGACCACTTTGCTCGTATTGCATTCAGAATTGAAAACCAAACTGCAACTTCAGGTAAGATAGATCTGCTATTCGCACAAGGTACAGCAACTGGATCAACGGCTACATATATTTATGCCGGTTCACATGTAATGTACAAGAAGTACTAGATACTTCTCGGACTGGAGGCACCTCAGAGTCGGACCTCCTTTCCATTGGCAAAGGCCCGAATGAGATTCCTAAGGGAACAACATAGCGGATACCCTATGCCGTCTAGACGGTGGGATAGACCACACAATTTTAAATTTTCAATCGATTGAGAGACTGTTAATTATACTTTTACTCTCGCATAATGGCTAATACACTTGCTACCAGTATTGGTACCATTAATAACACTAGTGCTACTCCGTTAGATCCTAGTGTTGCTTATGATACTAAATACGCAACCTATCTAAAGCTGTTCTCAGGTGAGCTTTTTAAAGCTTATGAGTCAGCAACAATAGCTAAAGGAACTGTACAGAACCGTCAACTAAAGAACGGTAAGAGTCTACAGTTCATCTTTACTGGCCGTATGCAAGCAGCTTATCATACTCCTGGGGAACCGATTCTCGGATCGGGTGATCCACCAGTAGCAGAGAAGACAATCGTCTGTGACGACCTTCTCATAAGCTCAGCTTTTGTATACGATCTCGATGAAACACTCGCTCACTATTCCTTGAGAAGTGAGATCTCTAAGAAAATCGGTCATGCTTTGGCCGAAGCATATGACAAGAAGGTATTCCGTACCATCGCACTAGCAGCTCGTGAAGCTCATCCAATCACTGCATCACCAGGTCCAGAACCAGGTGGTTCAGTTATCAAGATTGGTTCTAATAACGAGTATGATGCTCAGAAATTGGTGGATGCATTCTTTGAAGCTGCTTCAGTTCTTGATGAAAAGAACCTACCTAAGGTTGGTAGAACCGCAGTACTTGCACCTCGTCAGTACTACGCTCTAGTATCTCAGGTTGACTCTAACATCCTTAACCGTGACTACGGTAATACTCAAGGCAACTTGAACTCTGGTGAAGGACTGGTATCTATTGCCGGTATCGATATCAAGCGTTCCAACAACCTACCTTTCCAAGCTGGTACTATCAATAAGCAGTCTGGTGAAAACAACGATTATTCCGGTGCTTTCGCTAACCATGCTGGACTGATTTATCAGAAGGATGCGGCTGGTGTTGTTGAAGCAATTGGACCACAAGTACAAACAACCGGTGCTGACGTTAAGACAATGTATCAGGGAGACCTGATCGTTGGACGTTTGGCAATGGGTGTAGGTACATTGAACCCTGCTGCTGCAATTGAAATCCAAACTGCTTGAGGTTAATCATGTCAGTTAAACCAGGAACAACATCAAAGAGAACCATTGCTGCTGCTAATGGTCTTGGATCACTTGATGCACCTTCTTCTACTAAAACTGGAGTAGGTTCAGAAACAATGAATCCGCCTAGTCCTGTGGAATATGGTAGAGCAATTCTTAATTATTCTACGGATTATGCAGATGCAAGTTCTCTATAATTCAATATAAATATTATGGCTATTGTAAACGCATCAGTGGCCGCAGGTAATAATGGTGTCTGCGGTCCAACTAAAACACTAATTGATGCAGGTGCTAGTTTACCATACGCTACTGTAACAGGTACCCTAGCTGGTAACAATTTAGATGGAAACAAATCTACTGCTCTTAGATTCTCTGTAGCAGGCACCCAAGGTGGTGCTGTCGCTCTGAAATCTGAAGTCTACTCTGAAACTATGTGTTTCCGTACTGCTTATGCAGGACAAGACGGTGACACTGGTGTCGAAGCAGACGGCGGTGATACACAAGCAAGAGGTGACTAACCTCAATACAGGGGAATTTCGGTTCCCCTTTTTTTTATTTATAAATCTTAATTATGGCTTTCCCTACCACTAACGCTGCTGAAGAATTACCTGCTGTAAATGAAATCCTGGCGTCTGTTGGTCAGGCTCCTGTAACCACTTTGGATCAAACCAACCCTGACGTTGCGATTGCCTACGATACATTATTAAATGTGTCGCGTGAAGTACAGGCAGAAGGCTGGACATTTAATACTGAAGAATATGTTAAATTTACTCCAGATGCTGATAATGAAATAGTAATACCTAATAATGTATTACAAATAGATTTACATGATGAAGTAGATAATCAATATGAAGCTATTAGAAGAAGTGGTAAATTATATGAAAAAGTAAATCATACTTATACCTGGGATTCAGATAAATGGACTGATGGTGTAAGATGTAATGTTGTTTATTATTTTGACTGGGTTGATCTGCCTATACCTGTTCAAGATTATATAACTGCTAGAGCTGCAACCCTTGTATCTAGTAGAATTGTAGGTGATGCTCAACAATATAGAATGCTACAAGAAAAAGAAATGTACAACAGAGCACAAGCTATGGAGTACGAATGCAATCAAGGTGACTATACTTTCTTTGGACATCAAAGAGGTAAGAAGCCTTATGATGGTTACAAACCTTACCAAGCACTGTATAGATAATGGCAGCTGTAACTCAGACAATACCAAACTTTTTAGGTGGTGTATCAAACCAACCTGATGATAAAAAGAAACCAGGTCAATTAACAGAAGCATTGAATGCTTACCCTGATCCTACGTTTGGTTTAACAAAAAGACCTGGTTTTAAATTTATAGCTGAACTGGCTGATGGTATAACTACTGGAGGTTCAGACTTTGATGCAACTGATTTAGATAATGCTAAATGGTTTTATTATAATCGTGATGCAGATGAAAAATACATAGGATGTATAGTAGGAAAATCTACCTCTTCTTATGGTGAGATACATGTATGGAATACTGTACTTGATGATGCAGTTGTAACAACTGTTGATACTATTGTAGCCGGAGATACTTATGCAGTAGGAGCCGCAGGTACATACCTTAATACAACATCAGATGGTTCTGGTACTGGATTGACAATTAGAATAACTAGTATTAGTGGTGGAGGAGCTACAGGTCCAATCACAGGAGTAGAAGTTATTGACGGTGGTAAGGGATATGCAGTTGATGAAACAATTACTATTCCTGGTGGTAATGGTGCCGGTAGAATAGATGTAGCTACCATATCAAATGGTGTCTTTAAAAAGTGCCACATGACTTATGGTACTAATGCTAGAGATTATTTAGGTAAGAAAGAAACAGCAGATGCAGTAGCTTCTACTAATGCAACTGATTATGATTTCTTAACTATTAGAGATAATACTATAATTACAAATAAGAATAGAGTAGTTACTGCACAATCAACACCTTCTTTTACTGCTAATGAACAAGCTACAATAAGAATACACCTTGTAGAGTATAGTTCTGAGTATAGTGTTACATTAATCAAAGGTGGTACTACCTATAAAGCTACATGTAAAACTAGAGCTGGTGATACTGCAGCTAACGATGCTGATAATACATACTTTTTAAGAGCTAGTGATATATTAAATGATTTAAGAGCTGGTACTGAATCAGGTGATAATGAATATGCCCATACTAATGCAGCTAGTGGTTTAAATGGTATAAGTGGTATAACTGCTACAATCATTGGTACTACTATTGAATTAGTAGGAGACGCTACTTTTACTGTTGATGTTACAGGAGGTAAATCTGGTACTGCTTTAAGTTCCTATCAAGATACAGTTGATCTTATTTCTGAATTACCTAATTCAACTAAACATGGTCGTGTTGTTACTATAAATAATACAGCATCAGCTTATGATACATACTATGCTAAATTTGTAGCTAATGATACAGCAAATTCAGGACCTGGTGTTTGGGAAGAAACGAGAGCTCCTAATGTGTCCCCAGGTCTAACAAATTCTACATTACCTCATAAATTATATAATAATGTAAGAAATCATTTTACATTTGAACAAATTAGTTATACAAATAGACTTGTAGGTGATGATACTACTAACGAACATCCCTCGTTTTTCCATGCTGATGGTAAGACTATACAACAAGCTTTCTATTATAATAATAGATTAGGTTTCTTGACAGAGGATAATGTCTCGATGAGTAAGTCTGATGACTTCTTTAATTTCTACATGACTTCAGCTCAGATAACAACTGATGCAGATCCTATAGATATTAGTTGCTCAAGTGTTAGACCTGCTTTATTACATGGTATAATACCATCAGCTGGTGGTTTACTATTATTTAGTCAGAATCAACAATTTGTTATGTTCTCTGCTGATGGCAATTTAAGTCCTAAGACAGCATTGATACGTGGCTTATCTAACTATAAAATGGAGACTGATATAGATCCAGTAGATGTTGGTAATAATATTAATTTTGTAAGTAAGACACATGATACTGCTGGTTATACTAGAGTATTTGGTTTTCAACCACAAGGTATTGGTCAACTACCAAGAGTAGTAGATATTGCTAGGACTGTATCTGAATACATACCAGCTACTATAACTAGTCTTACTGCTAGCCCTCAGAATAGCTTTATAGCTATGTATGGTTCTACATTAGATAAAATATATTTCTATCGTACTTATAGTGATGGAGATCAAGATATAATGCAGACCTGGTTTAGTTGGGAATGTCCTGGTAATGTACATTATGTGACTGTTGATTCAGATACTATGTTTTCTATTATTAAAACAGGATCTAGTACTACAGCAAGGTATAATTTATGCAGTGCTACAATGACACAAACTCCTGAAGAGGAGATTATTGTTACTGCTGAAGGATTACAAGTTAATCCTCATATGGATTTCTATAAAGTTACTGATGCTGTAAATCAATTCCCAATAGAAAGTGTAACAATAACAGCAGGTGGTTCAGGTTACAGTGGTACACCTACTGTAGCTATTGCTGCTCCAGCTAGTGGAACACAAGCTACAGGAACTGCTGTTATGGATAGTGGTGCTGTGGCTTCTATTACCATTACTAATCCTGGTAAAGGTTATGATCCTGTAAACCCTCCAGCTGTTACGTTTAGTGGCGGCGGCGGCTCAGCGGCTGCTGGAACAGCTGTTGTATATGATGGTTCTTACTGTCAGATGCCTTTTAGTAATATAACATCATTAGAACCTGTTATAGTTATCTCTGGTAATGCTAGTGATGATTGGGCTGGTACTACTGAATCTGGTTTTACAATTACACCAGAACGTACTACTGTTAATAGTGTAAATTATTATTCAGTACCACGTAAGGATTTATCTGCATCTGCAGCTAAACTATTTTTAGGTTATAAATATAATTATGATATAACTTTACCTAAATTATATTTCCAAAAATCTCCTGATGGTACTCAATCTGATTATACATCTAATCTCACTATATCTAGAATGAAATTTTCTATTGGTAAGTCTAGTGTTGTAGGATTTAAACTTAAACGTAAGGGTGTACAATCTGATACACAAACGTTTACAGCTGATGGAAGTACTACTGCTTTCTCTCCTGATTTTAAAGTAATAGATAAATCTGATATTATTGTTAAAAGAAATGGAGCTAAGCAGACATTAGTGACTGCATATAGTGGAGATTCAGATGATCAAAAAAGTCAATATATACTTACTGATCATTCAACTCTTGAAGATCAAGTGACAGCTACATTTGGGACAGCTCCTGCTAAAACAACCTTTGCTGATGCATTCACTGGATCTACTAAAATTGGAACTGGATACTCTAATGGTAGTAATATTGCTACTACTGGAGGATCTGGTACAGGATTAACAGTTGATGTAACTACATCTACAGGTAAAATATCTGCTTGTACTGTAAATAAATCTGGAACAGGTTATAAAGTTAATGACGTTATAACTGTTGATGCTGGTGGTAAGAATGCTCAATTAAGAATTACAACATTACCTGATACAGTTGAGATATATACAGAACAGTGGTATACTTTAGAACCCACTCAAAACGCTAACTATTATCTAGCTGATGATGTACCATTAGATACTCAATCTACATTTGTAGTACCTATACATCAACGTTCAGCTAACTATACACTCAGAGTTTTTAGTAATTCACCTTTTCCAGTATCATTAACAAGTGCTACATGGGAAGGTGTTTACTCACCCCGTTACTACAGACGATTATGACCACTCAAGAAGAACGTGATGTTTATGAACAAGCAACACATGTAATTATTAAAGAAGCTGCAGGTACTAATAAAGCTGCAGCTCATTATTTATGGAAATTAGCATGTATATCTCGTACTATAGACGATGTATATGATGAAGATCAAGTTACAACTAAGGGACAGATCTTAGAAGCTATAGAATATTTACTTGTTGATATGCCTTTTAATCCGTTCTTTATACAACATAAAGATACTTTACAATCTCAACATGTAACAATGTATAATACATGGATGGCAGCTAACCTTTGGGAACAAGGGGATGCTACAGAAAAAATTTATGCTCATGTTTGGAGAGATAACTATCAAGAACTTGTACCTCTTGTAGCTCTTTTAACACAAGGTCCAAAAAAGATGAATGAAGTATCTTTAAAAATGAGGCAATTATTTAAAAAACAATTAGGAGAATAATCTTATGAGTATGGGTAGTAGTAGTGGAGGTAATGAAGCCCAAGACGAATATAATGACGCCCAATGGGAGTATAATTGGGATAGAATGCAAGATGCTAATGACTTTGCAACGAATCAACGTATAGCATCTGAGTTCAATGCTGACACTCTCCGTAGTATCGAGAATAGAAATAATGCAAACGAGCATGCGTTTGAAGTTTCTGGAATAAAACGTGAATATAGGGATGCACTTAAGGCTTATAATGCAGGTGTTCGAGCATCTGATAGGCAGTTACAAGCTAATCAAGAAGCAGAAGCATTAGCAATAGATAATGCTGCACGTGTTCTTAATGATATTTATACTGATGTTGATTTTCAACAACAAGAATTACTATTAAATCATAATAATTTAATTGAAACTTCAACATTAAGATCACAAGATCTAGATGCTCAATATGGTTTTGTTGAGCAAAGAGCTGATATACAAGAAAGAGAGTTAGTTGGTAATAGAAATATAACCTATTCACGTGGTGACTTACGTAATAGAGAGATAGATAATAAATTAGATACTACTAGAGCTAATGCTGCAGTACAAAAATTAGGTGTAGCACAGGGTGTTAGATCAGCTGCTGAAGTAGCAGGTTTAGATGCACGTGGTTTAATATTAGAATTAGAGTCTATACGTAATGAATCTAGTACTAAAGTACAGGATGCAATGCTACAATCATTACAGCAAACAGGTACAATTGCTAATACAGGTCAAACTGGTAGAAGTGCTAGAAGGAATATACAATCTGCTATGGCACAGTTAGGTAGAACTACTGCTACAATAAATAGTGCAGTAAATAGAAGTCAATCTGAAACTGGTTTGAATATGGCTAGGATAGCTCAGAGATTAAATGATGCTCAAACTAGAGGTGAGATTGATTATACACGTATTGCTAATGATGTAGTAGCTGCTGGTAATGAAGCTTTGTTAGCTACTGACGCTGTAGGTATTGATATGAATGCAGCTGATTTAGTATATGATATAGGTCTTGATACTGTTGTACAAACAAGAGCAGAAGGTGAATGGGCTAATAGTTTTGGCCAGAGTATGGTACAACAGGATTTAAGAGCAGGAGAACAGAAATATAATTTAGGTATAGCCCAAACAGATGCTACTTTAGATAGTGCTGATGCAGAGAACTCTGCACAACTGAGACAGATTGGTATGGATCGCCGTCAAGCTGATTTACAGGCTCAAGCTATGATACCTACAGAACCTGTACAACCTACTATAGATAATGGTATGATACCAAAAGCACCTATCAGAATTCCAAAACCAAGAATTCCAGAGCCTCCTAGTACTGTAACTGAAGAAGAGTACGATGCTATAAACCCACCTGAATCGACAGGTGGTGGTGGTGGTGGCTTCCTAGGAGTAGCCTTACAGATAGCTTCTATAGGAGCACAATTTGCAAAAGCGTCTGATGATAGATTTAAGAAAGATTTAAATCGTGTAGGAACATCACCTACAGGTATACCTATTTATTCATTTAAATATATAGGAGATGGGGAACATGCTCCAAGATATCAAGGAACTTCAGCACAGGATTTATTAGAAATGGGTCGAGATGATGCTGTATTCCAAAAAGAAAAAGATGGCTTCTACTACGTTGATTATAGTAAATTAGACGTAAAGTTTGAACAAGTTACTGCAATTTAAAAATGAGTTTATTCAGAGGACACGCTAGACAGGGTAGGTATGATCCAATTAACATACCTAACCCAGTCCCTAAAATAGAAGCTGAAAGCAGAGCAAGGCATGCTCAAGTTAGAAGGGCTAATAATTCTAATAAGCAGCAAAATGCACGCCTTGTTCAAGTAATGGATGAGCAATTCCAAGTTGAGAAGCGTACTAAAGAGGCTGATTTTAAAGCTAAGCAAAGCTATGCTGAGATTGTTGCTAAACAGAAGTGGAAGAACTATGATATTTTAATAAAGAATAAACAGGCAGAAGAGAAAAGGCAGAAGGATAATATAGATGCTCTAATAGGATTAACTAAAACTGGATTAAGTTTATATACTCAACACGTAGCTAATCAAAAAAAAGCAGCACAAAACTGGGCTTATGATTTAGAGGAAGAAGGTTTTGGTTTAGATGATTATAATACTGTACAAAACTTAAGAGAAGTTGAGTATCAACAAGCTTTACAAACAGAAGGCCAGCTAACATCTTTTGGCCTTAACTCTGCAATGACTCCAGAAGTTCTGAAGGAATTACGTAAAGCTACTAGGTATCAAATCACTGCATTACAAGATTCAAATGCAAGGAATCTTATGATGGAAGAGGATTCCTATATAACTAATAATAAAGATAAACTCTTCGAAATAAGTGGTAATAAAGTTTCTCTTGATAGTGCTAATGACTGGGCTATAAGAGAAGAAGTTACAAGAAGATTAAGACAAGACTTTCGTGCGCCATTTTTAGAAAAAGGGACTTGGCCTTCTGCAGCAACTCTTCATGGTTCTGGTGCTATTAAAATTAGGGAACAGAATGATCAGTATAGAAATAAAAGATATAAACAGAGAGATTTGGAGGCCTCAACTAAAAGTAATAAAGAATCTAACCTAACTCTTCTTCTAAAGGAGATACACACAAAAGCACCGAATGGTGGTCCTATAGCTGCTGAAAAAGGTTTAATTAAGTATGCTTTTTACTTAGCAGGTCATACAAAAGAGAAACCAGCTTCGAAGAGAAATTACAATAAGGGTTTCCAACAGATGGCTGACGATGTGATATCATTATTTGAGTCAGATAGAATAAATCCGTATTTGATAAACCTTGATAGCCTTGAATTAGAATCAAAGCAGGCAAAGGATGGGAAAGGTAAGCCTAAGAAACTATCATTCCAGAATGAGTGGCGTGGGCTTTACACTAAGATGTCGATTGCTCAGCGAAAGGCTATGGAGAGGCATGATCTTGCAAAAGAAAATCAACTAAAGGCTCACCAAGAAAGAGGGAAGCAAGCATTAATCGAGTTTAAAGCAAAGGTGGCGGAAGGGGGAGATGATCCTTCAAAGTTTGTATCTCCTAAAGGGATGGATGGATTTAATGAAATTATTGGTGTTATAACTACTACTGGTTCTGATATTTCAAATGATGCACTTCAACTAGCTAATTATACTAGAAGAACTAATGAGAATGAGTATATTGATATTAGAGAGGTTGATAATTTGAGGATAAGTGGGAATGCAAAAGTAACTATAAGAAAATTAATAAATGACAATAACAAATTCCTGCCACCCGCAAATGGTCATGCTGATGATCTTACTGGTAAGGAAGGTAGGATTACACTTGGACTTATAGGGATAGTTAATAAGACTGATATGATTTTAGCACCAAATTCTCATAATGATGCTTTAAAAGTAGCTGAAAAACAGGCTTTTGGTATATATAAAGATCATATGATTACTGCTTCTGCAACTACTAATGATCCAGTTAAACAAGCCGCAATAGCTTATAAAAAAACTGTCCAAGAAATGGATGAGATATTTAATGATCCAAAAGGTGACTACAGACTGGTAACTAGTGCTTCTGGTAAACCAGAGCATTGGATTAGTAGAGCTAATAAAGATTTAGATGTTTCAGTTATAGATACAGAAGAACTTGTTAAGGCTATTAAGGCTAATCCTAATCATTTGAGAACTAATAAAGTATTTTCTTATGATGCACTAGCAGATATGGTATATAAAACAAATACTACAGGTAGATTGCCAACTAATCCGTTGTTAGATGTTATAGCAAAAAATAATCCAACTGTATCTTATTTAGATGTATTAAAAGATCAAATTGAGTATAATAATAATAAAGTAAAAGAAAAAGGAGTTGGTACGCTGATACCAGAAATTTCTAGTGAAACTGAGACAAAGATAAGATTAACTGAAGATGTAATAGACCAAGAATATAGAGGGTGGTTATGTACATACGATAAAGATTTTTGTCATGTAAACCGTGCAGCTATAGGAAGTGGTAAGCCTCTGATATACACAGAACCAGTGTTTAATAAAGCTCAAAAAAATGCTTCTCTGCCTACTGGTGGTGATCCTAATGCTGTAGGTACAGCTGCTGCTCTTGGTACAACATTCCAATCAAGTACACCTTTCCTCGGTTATGCTTTAAATGAAATGACAGTTAGAGAAGTTATTAATCTTACTAATAAAGGTCATTATGTAGAAGATGCAGGGGAATGGCTTCCTATATTAAATGTAGGTAAGTATGGTTTTACTATGGATAATCTAATAGATGCTATTAGAGGTAATTCTTTAGATATTAAATTTAATGAAGACACTCAAGATTTTCTATTTCGTAAATTACTGAAAGACGGTAAGTATACCGCATTACCTGGAGCTGATGCTGCTTCATTAGAAGTAAGTTATAACAATCTAACTAAACCTATAACAACTGGGTTTCGTACTTTCCTTAATGAGAATATTACACAAAACCCACAGTTTATAGCAAAAACAGGAGGTATAGCATAATGGAACCTGTAAATATTTCTGCTCCTGAAGAGGAGATGGATCCGTTTTTCAAAACTAACCCTAAGAAACTTGATGCCACCGAAGAAGATACTAATGATATTATACAACCTGCAGCTAAAGAGCAGTTAAGAGAAAAAGCTTTTGAGAATATGCAGTTTACCAATAGAATACCTGGAGTAGGAGCAGTTAATAAAACACTTGATTCTGCTGCTTTAGGTGTAGGTGACTTTGTATTTGATGCTGTAGGTCTTGTACCTTGGTTAAAACCTGTTGAGAAATGGTGGGATGCTGGTTCACCTAAATCATCATCTCCTGCATATAAAATTATAAGAGATGCTTCTTCTATTATCATACCTAGTATGGTTGGAGGTGGCTGGGCTGTTGGTGCAGGTAAGGCTTTTACAGCTACTAAAGCTGTTACATTACCATCAGCTGTTAAAACATTAGGTAGTATAGCTGCTTATACTGGTGTTGATACTGGTGTAGCTATGATATCATCTCACTCAAAGACAGATGATAACATAGCAGCTACTCTTAATAACTGGTTAGGATGGAATATACCTTGGGCTACTAGGACAGGTGATGATCCAGATACTAGATGGAAAAAGAATGTAATGGAATCTGCTGGCCTTGCAGCTGGTGTAGAATTACTTGGTGTAGCTTTTACATTTGGAAAAAAGGCTAGATTATTTCCAAGAGATAGTGGTGCAGAAGAAATTATAAATGCTAAGAAAACTTCTTTAGCTCAATATAAAGATCCTTATTCTAAAGCTATAGAACCAACAAGAGTAGCAAGAGAATCAGCACAAGTAGATGAAGCTATAAAAGCTTTCAAAGCTGATCCAGATGGTGTAGAATATAATGCATTTATTCATGATGTAGGCCCTGATGATGTAGGTAAAGCAGTTGTTAATTTAGAAGCAGATCCCCTTCAAGCTAAATTACATCAAACTCAAATTCAACAAAACTTAGGTTCTTTACATGGTAGAGCAGCTCCTGTAGTTGATGAATCTTTTAATACAAGGTTTATGAAAGCTATAGATGGTAACGAAAGAGCTCAATATTTAGATGTAGTATTTGATTCTTTATCTCCTCACTTTGATGCAGTTATTGCTAATGGACCTAAAGAGGTAAGAATCAAAGGTGATCAGATGAATAGAGCTGTAGATAACTTAACACAAGCTATTTATGGTAACGATGTAAGCTTTACACAATTTCAAAATATTGTAGATGATATGAAAACTACAATATTTAAATCTAACGAGGTCTTACTTGAAGATGAATGGATAACAGCTTCTAAAGCATTCAAACAGGCTTATGATACTATATTCGATCCTAATCAAATGAGAGCATCTGCAATGATTTCTCAACAAGCAGCTGATAATGTAGCTGATGCTGCAGCTGCTGTGAAAATGCTAGGAGATGGTCATGATACGTCAAGACAGTTTGAGATTATGTTTGATAAAATGAATCTACTTGACAATGAAGTAAGGATTAATAAGTATATTGTTAGTAAGGCTCAAGAGTTTACACAAATCAAAAAGTCTGGTAGTGTTGAAGCTGCTGCAAGTTGGTTGAATAAGTTAGCACCAGAGTATGATACGTATATAAAACGTATTAGAAATAGTGGTGAAAAGCTTAGAAATGAATTAATGCAGATAGCAAAGACTAATCCTTCTTACTTTGAACCATTAAAAGAAGCTTATTATGCTACAGATGGTAATGTAGATACTCTACATAAAATGAATGTATGGACAGAAAAGAATATAGGTCTACTTAAGAATGGTATAATTGATGGAGATCCTGAGACACCTAGTCTATTTGTTAAAGGTTTAAATGGTGTAAGAATAAATGGATTACTTTCTGGCTTATCTACTTTAAGAGCAGCAGTAGGTAACTCTATGTTGACTGCAATTAAACCTGTATCAGTATTTGCAGGAGCTGCAGCGAGAGGTGATGTAGGTGTACTGAAGAGGGCATTCTATACTTATGGTGGTATAAGTGAGAACTTTAAACGTGGTTTTAAAGTTATGACTAGTGAATGGAAGTTAGCAAATGCTTTCCCTGAAGAAGCTATGATGCGTGGCCGTACTGATATGCGTTTAGCTAAAACTCAAGCCTTTGAGGCTATGGATGCTAGAGCTGAAGTATGGAGAAAAGAAGGTGAGTTTGGTAAGTTTGCTATGTGGAATATGACTAAAGCTGTTACTTGGTGGACTAAGCAGCCTTTTGTAAGATATGGTACAAATGCTTTATATGCTATTGACGGTATGACTAATTCGTTTTCAGCATCAGGTATGGCACGTGCTAGAGCTTACGATGAACTGTTTAAACAAAGTCAAGGCGGTATAATTTATGAAGAGTTTAATAACTTACAACGTAGATTATATGATGAAGCTTTCGATCCAACAGGTTTACTTACTGATGAAGCTGCAAAGTTTGCTTCTAAAGAAATTGCACTTAACTTAGATAATGCTATTGTTAATCAATTAACACAGTTTATGGATTATGTACCAGCTGCTAAATCCATATTCATGTTCCCTAGAACTGGTGTGAATGCTACTGAATTAGCTTGGTCATTTAACCCACTTAGTAATATTGGACCAACTTTAACTAGAGCTAGAAAAACTTTAAGTGCTCATACAGGAGCACAGAAATTAGAAGCTCTAGCAGAACATGGTATCGATGCTACACAAGATGCTGATTTAGCTTTCAATACTCTTAAATCTGAGTACATTGGTCGTCAGATTATGGGTTCTAGTGTAGTAATGGGTGCTGGTTTATGGGCTGTAGAAGGGAATTTAACTGGTAATGGACCTCAGAACCATGCAGAAAGAAGCCGAATGATACGTATGGGATTCAAACCAAGATCTATAAGGAATCCAATTACTGGTGAATGGAGGAGTTATGACGGTTTCGCACCATTCGATCAGTTATTAAGTCTAATTGGAGATGGGGTTTTCCAAGCTAACCGTGTAGATCAATCATTCACTGAAGACTTGTTCAGAAAAATAGCTGCTTCTATTACTATGAATGTCACTAACGATACATTCTTAGGTGGTTTCGAGCCTTTATTAGGTATTATTAGTGGTGATCCATCGGCATGGACTAAGTTCTTTGCATTACAAACAGATATGATGATACCTTATAAAGGTGTAAGAAGTATACTTAATAATGCAATAGCACCACAATTAAAAGATACAGAAAATGATTATTTATCTTTAATGGCTAGGCAAAATAAATTCTTATTTAGGAATGGTGGTATAGATGATCCACTTAAAGATATGCTAGATGTTTATACTGGTAAACCTATACGTTGGTTTGATACATTTACTAGTGCTACTAATGCTGTATTACCATTTTTCAAAACTAATGGAAGTACAGAGCCTTGGAGACAATGGTTATTAGCTACTGGTTGGGATGGATTAAGTAAACCACGTGTACATCCAGATACAGGACTACCTTTAAAAACACAGGATCAATATTTTCTTAATAACTGGATAGCAAAGCATGCTAATCTAAGAGGGCAAATAATAGATCTTATGTCTGAAGATAATAACTATTGGAATAAAGCGATGAAAGACTATAGAAAATATAGAGGATTAAAGAAGCAAAGTCAATATCCTATTAAAAATTGGGTAGTACATCAGAAATTAAATGAGATACATGATAGAGCTATTAGAGGTGCATTCTATGCATTAGACGCTTATAATCAGCAGTTTAGTGTAATTGGTAGAGAGATTAGAAATAGAAATAACGATCTTAAGAGAGGTAGAGCAAAATCAGCTTTTGACGCACAAAAACGTGTACAAGATCTACAAAACATAGCTAAATAAGCATTATGGCTACAACTTACAATACATTTACAGGCGACAATTCCACCGTTGATTTTGCCTTCACATTTCCATATTTAAATACTACTGATATTAAGGTAAGCCTTGATAAAGTAGTTCAAACACTTACAACTCATTACACTTTACATAATGCAACAACGATAAGATTTGGGTCTGCTCCTGGTACTGGAGTTGCTATAAAAATTTATAGAGATACAGATAGTTCATCATTACCTTCAACTTTCTATCCTGGTTCATCTATTAGATCTGGTGATTTAAATGATAATTTTACACAGAATTTATATGTTACTCAAGAAGCAGAAAATGATGTAGCAGATACAATTAGACTATCTGATGCTAATACATTTACAGCTATTCAAACATATGATAATAATAATGAAATAAGATTTAGAGAACTTACTACAAATGGAACAGCTTATGTTGGTCTAAAAGGTGCTACTGATAAAGGCGCAGAAGCAAGTTATACTATTTCATTACCTGCTGATGCACCTACAGCTAATCAAGTTTTAAAAGCTGATGCTAGTACACCTACTAATTTAACCTGGGCTGATGATGTATTAAATTCAACTCATGTTACAGCCACAGATAATGAAAGTACTGATGAAAATAACCTGATTACATTTGTAGAAGGTGCTACAACATCTACTGGTAATGTTGGTCTTGAAATGGATGGGGATTTCCATTATAATCCTAGTAGTGGTACTGTTACAGCGACAGTATTTAAAGGAGATATAGACGCTAATGACGGTGATTTTGACGGGACATTAGAAGCGGACGCTATTACTGTAGGTGGTACAGCTCTTAATACAGTTATAGCTGGAGTAACAGTAACTAATGCTACTAACGCTACTAATGCTACACATGTAACAGTTACAGATAATGAAAGCACTAATGAAGAGAACTTAGTAACTTTCGTTGAAGGTGCAACTGATTCTACTGGCAACGTAGGATTAGAGATGGATGGTAATTTAACTTATAATCCTAGTACTGGTACACTAACATCTACTGTATTCAAAGGTGATATAGATGCTAATGACGGTGACTTTGATGGTACTCTTGAAGCTGACGCTATTACTGTAGGCGGCACTGCTTTAAACACAGTTATTGCTGGAGTCACAGTAACTAACGCAACTAACGCAGCTCATGTAAGTGTTGCAGATAATGAAAGTACTGATGAAAATAACTTAATTACATTCATTGAAGATACTAGTGCTACAGGTAATGTAGGATTAGAGTCTGATGGAGACTTTCATTATAATCCAAGCTCAGGTACTGTAAGTGCTACTATATTTAAAGGAGATATAGACGCTAATGATGGTGATTTCGATGGAACACTTGAAGCTGATGCAATAACTGTAGGAGGTACTGCTTTAAATACAGTTATTGCTGGAGTTACTGTTACTAATGCTACTAATGCTACAAACTCATCCCATGTATTAGTTACAGATAATGAGAGTACTAATGAAGAAAATCTAGTTACTTTTGTTGAAGGCGCTACTGACTCTACTGGTAATGTAGGGTTAGAAATGGACGGTAATCTTACATATAATCCAAGTACAGGTACATTATCATCTACTGTATTTAAAGGTGATATTGATGCCAATGATGGTGACTTTGACGGCACTTTAGAAGCAGATGCTATAACAGTTGGTGGTACAGCTCTTAATACAGTCATTGCTGGTGTTACAGTAACTAATGCTACTAATTCAGCACATGTTTCAGTAGCTGATAATGAAAGTACTGATGAGAATAATCTAATTACATTTATTGAAAATGCTTCTGCAACTGGAAATGTTGGGTTAGAATCTGATGGAGATTTCCATTACAATCCTAGTACTGGTAAACTCACAACAACAGCAATAGCAACTAGTGGAGCTGTTGTAATTGGAGGTGGATTAGATACTGTTGGCCAATTAACAGAAGCTTGTACTGTTACTGCAGGTAAATTAAGTGATAATTTAAACTTAGATTTAGAAGATGGTAATGTATGGTTATTTACCACACAAGAAAGTACAACAGCAACGCCTAACCTTAGATGGAATAGTAGTACAACATTAACTAGTAAAATGTCAGTAGGTGATTCACTTGCTGTAACAATTATTACAACTGCTCATGCTAGCGGATATTCAGCTCAATTAACTATTGATGGTGGAGCAGTAACAGAAAATTGGGTAGGAGGTAGTGCTCCTGCTGAAGGTGGTAGTTCAGGTAAAGATATACATTCTTATACAATCATTAAAACTGGTACATCTGGAACAGCTAATAATGACTTTACAATAATAGCAAACCACTCTAAGACAAGTTAATAATGATATATCCTAATTATATAAAAATGGCTCCAATGGCAGGGTTAACTGGTTTAGGCGGTGGTCCTACAGGATTATTAGTAGTTGGTGCTGCTGGTGCAGCAACATGTACTCCAGATGGAAGTACTTTTATGGGAGCTCGTGGATTATTTATGGGTGGTACTACTGGATCTCAATCTAATGTTATAGATTATATTGGTATTGGATCTACAGGTGATGCTACTGACTTTGGTGATTTAACATCTGCTAGAGCTTATGGTGCTGCCTGTTCTGATGGTTGTCGTGCAGTATATGGTGGTGGTAATCATACGCCATATACTAATATATTAGATTATGTAGTTATACCAACTGCAGACGATGCTACTGACTTTGGTGACTTAACAGCCGCTCGTCAAGGACTTGCAGCAGTTTCTAATGGTAGTCGTGGTTGTTGGTCTGGTGGTGTTAAACAACCTAGTGAAACAGTGACAAATATAATAGATTATGTCGCTATAGCAACAACAGGTGACGCCAGTGATTTTGGTGATATGAATCAAGCTCGTTATGGATTAGCTGGTGCTTCTAATGGTACTCGTGGTATATTTGCTATGGGTGCTACTACTACTTCTGGTGGTGGAGGTGATACTTTAAATATAGATTATATTACTATTGGTTCTACAGGTGATGCTAGTGACTTTGGAGATCTAAGCGGAACAGCTCGTAGAACTGGTTCAGCATGTTCTAATAGTAGTGGACGTGCTGTTATTGGTGGTGGGTGGACTTCTGCCAAAGATAATACTGATACAATGGATTATGTAAGTATAGCATCTACAGGAGATGCAACTGATTTCGGTGATTTAGCAACTGCTCGTAGAGAAATTTGTGCTGTATCTAATGGGACACGTGGTGTCTGGGGTGCTGGAAAAACTGGTACTGGAGGTGGTTCAGCAGTATCAAATGTAATGGAATATGTTACAATATCATCTACAGGTGATGCTAGTGACTTTGGTGACTTAACAGTTTCTCGTTCTTTTCCTGGTGGTGCTTCTGGAGCTGACTCATAATATACAATTGAAAATTAACTTTATACTCCATCCATTTAAATTATATGTCTGAAATTGTAGAACAAAGTTCTGTTGGATTTATTATACCAACCACTAAAATTAATACTCATGCAATTGAAAAAGTAAAAAGATATTTACCTGAACTTGAAGAAAAAACAAAAGCATTTGATCGTAAAAATAGTCAAACAACATTAGCTTTAATGACTTTGACTATGCTTAATGGGCAATCCCCATATCGTATGATGCGTCAAATTATGTCAGAAGTTGAGAAAAGAAAACTAGCTCTTTCTGAATCTCAAGTTAATCATGCAAAAGTATTAAAAGATATAGATCGTTTAAAAGAATCTAATGATCCTATAGAACAAGCTAGATACCGTCAGAAATGTGTTAATATTTCAACATTAGAAAGCAAGATAAATGGATCTTTTAAAGATATTGCTACTTTAATTGATGCTTATAATAATATTAAAGAAGCTAATGGTATTGAAGATTGGGATGAACAAGCCTTTGAATCTGAAGAAAAGAGGCATCATGTAAGACGTGCATTTGAATTAATGTATCGTAATATACTTGAAAGTAATAGAGCACAAACTTCTACCATTGAATATTGTCAACAATATGGTGTACATCCACAGATTTGTTTAGCAGAAGTATCTGGATATATTGCATATACAACTGATAGAATTAAAAACAATGAACTTTTACATGCAAATGATTTAGAAGAGTTTTTAGATTCTATGGCTGATAAATATATGAATAATGTTGATAAAACTTCTGAAAGAATCTTTGGTAAAGCTGAGTTTATTAATAAAGATTATATGTATGAACTTATTAAGGAGAAGCTAAGATGATTTATGATTATACCCTTGTTAATGGTAGAGCACCTTCTTGGGTTAATGATGGAGGTTATTTTCCTGATCCAGATACAGATAAACTTATAGGATATTCTACTGCTAATAGTTCTTCTATACCTAATACCTCAACTAGTTATACTAAACAAGAACTAATTAATAGAGTTTTAGCTATTCATGGAAAATATCCAATGGAAACTGGATTAAGAACAGATGAAAGTTATAGTCCAACTTTAACTAATGCTGAAGTAACAACTTTAGTTGAGAATTGGGCTACTGCTAGAGGTTTATAAGTCAGTGGATGCTCCTTCTTATATTCTACCCAATCCAATTGTTATAGGTCCAACAGAACTACCTAGGCCATCCTTAGACGCGCCTTCAGGTGAGATACCAACATATCTACCTATGTATGTCGGACCTGGTCAATTAGAGCCACCTGAAGGGGTTACTTCAGAGGAAGAAGATGCTAATGCTAATAGACCACAACCAAAGAAGGTAGAAATACCTTTTACTAACTATAGGATGCCGATACCAGAAGAAGAGATCATGGTTACCGCAGCTACTACTGCGGCGATCTCGGTTGCGGCGACATTGACAGCCACCAGTCTTTTTAAGCAATGTGTAAAGATATTCAAACCTATCATTATGCAAATTGCAAAACGAATACAAAAGAAATTCACCAAAGATGGAGACACCAAAAAAGAATCTTCTGGATAAATTAAAAGATGGTATAGATGATAAAGAAGAACAGATACAAATCCTAGGTACATTTGTACGTTTAGGAGTTGTTGTCTGGGCTGGCTTTATTATAACCCTTAACTATGTAGAATTACCGATGATTAAGAAGGGTTCTAGTGGCGATATAACTTTCGTCGCGTCGGTCTTCACGGGCGCCCTAGCAACATTCGGATTGAACACATCCAATTCTAAAGGTAAAGGGAATCAAACACCCATAAATTGTCCTATGGCTAAGAAAAAAGACGAATGAAACGATGGCTAATACTCTTAGCACTGTTATCCCCCTCGGTAGCAAGAGCAAATACAATTACTCCACAGTTCACCCAGGGATCGATGAACGCAACAACCACTACTACACAGACTGTAAACGAAACAGTCACACAAAAAGTGTATGGTGGAGAATACAAGAGCTGGTCAGGAACAAATGTAACTCCTTCTGGAGCAGTACGAGCAGCAGATACAACCTTTGCATTAACAACAGATGGCGCAAACTTCTTACTAGAGACAGTAGATCGAGCAGCCGACGCTCTAGTAGAACAAATAGACATAACAAGAACAATTACAACCAATGCTACTACTACATCCTTATCTACCTTCTCACAATAGGTTTACCTGTTAGAGCTGAGGATGATACGTATAACAAT